CGGCGTGTTCGTCGTGATCGAAGTCGTCACGGTGTTCGTGCTCGGCGTTTGAATCCCGTTCACGTTCGTCCACACGACCTGGTTGATCGTGTTGGTCACGTAGGTCGTCAGCACATAAGTGGTGACGGTGTTGGTGGGGATGGAGTTGGTGCCCCCGTTCAACCCGGCCACGTAGCTGCCGTTGTAGGATCCCGATGAGCCGAACGCCGCCGTGGTGGCCGCCCGCGCCGCGCCGCCAAAAAGGCCGAACAGCAAAAGCAGCATCGCCGCCGCCTTCGCGACCGGCTCCAGAAAACGCGCGAGCGCGTTGAGCTGCCAGGGGAACACCTTGCCCGCCGCGTCCTTCGCGATGGTCGCACCGTCCACGGTGATGTCGTGCCCGGCAATGTTTTTGACCTCCACCAGCTTCGGATCCTTCCAGTCCTTCATGCCGGTGATGAGTTCAATGATGGCCTTGGCGTTGGCGTATGCCTTGTCGCCGGTGCCGATTTGTTTCAGCTCCTGCACGAGCTTCTGGCGCTCCTCAAGCGGCAGCGCCTTGATTTCATTTTCAGTTTTCATTTTTTATTTTGGTCAATTGTTTTTGGTTTGGTAGGGCGGGCAGTCCCCTGCCCGCCGCCGGCGCGCACGGAGTGCGCGCCCTACCTTGTGGGCTTATTGCGCCGCCGTCGCGAGGACGGAGAACGGTTTGAGCGTGGTGCTGCCGGCGATGGTTTTCATTTTCACACCGGCGCGGACCAGCGCGCGGAACGCGCGCAGGTTTTGCGGGAACCCGATGTCGTCGCTGGTCGCGAGTTCGAGGTCTTCGCGGATCAGGACGCTCTGGCCCATCGGATCGCCGAACGCGAGCACGGGCTGCGCGGCGGCGTCCGTGGTGGGCGCGATGGCCGTGGGATGCACGGGATAGCCGAGCAGGCTGCCGATGCTGCCGGGGTTCGGCACTTCAAGCCAGGTCTGGAAGATCGGGCGTCCGTTGTTGTCGCGGATGAGCGTGATGCGCGCGAGCATCTGCGCGTGCGTCCACCATTTCGGTTTCCGGTTAAGCACCTGGGGCGAAACGTTGAGGATGGTATTGATAAAGTCGTCGAGCTTCATCGTGGCCACGGTCGTGCGTCCGGCGCCGGCGCTCACGCCAAGATTCGTGTTGGCCAGCGCGGCGTTGAAGATGCCGACGTAGCCGGCGTTGGTCGTGTCCTGGTTGCCGGTGCCGATGAAGGCCGCGGTGTCCAGTCCCCAGTTGGCCGACTCAATCATCTGTTGCAACACGTAGGGAGCAAGGTTCACGGTGGAATCCGCGAGCAGTTCGCGCGCGACATACATGAGCACCGCGCAGGTGTTGATCACGTTCAACACCTGGCTGCCGCCGAATGCGCCGCTCGTGATGGTGGAACCTTCCGCCAGCGTGGATTGCGAGCCGATCCAATAAAACTGCGGACGGCTCGTGGCAACCGGCAGCACGTTCAACCGCGCGCCGACGCGCTGGACGCCGAGCGTGGAGTAATCGCCGTATTCGAGCAGGAGATCGAGTCCGGCGTCAACACCGGTGAGTGCCTTGGCCTTCGGGCGGTAATCGTCCACGGCCTTTTGAAAAGCTTCATCGGGTTTCGGGCCGATGCTTTTCTGGTAGGCGATGACGCGGGCGATGGCGTTCAGGTTGAACATCAGCTCTTCATTCGCCAGCGCGCGATGGAGCGGGCTGCGGAAACTGGACCGGGCGTTGAGCGCTATCTGGCGCTGCACCTTTTCCATCTTCCGCGTGAAATCCTCGAATGTGGAGTTCGTGGTGTTTTTTACCTTGGTCAGGTCCTCCAGCGCGGCCTTCACTTCCTTGTCGGAGCGGCCGAGGTCGTCGAGGATTTTCTGCTGCTGCGTTTTGAACTGGCCCTGCTCCTCGATCAGGCCGTTCACGCCGCCGAGCAGCGTGGTTTGGAATTCATCCGCGCCCTTCGGAATGACCAGCGGCGCGATGGCGCACATGGCGCCGGCCTTGGTGACGGGGATGGACAGGAACACCGCCAATGCGACCAGCATCAGCACCAACGGGAGGCACGCGACCGCCAGCACGGGCAGCGCGGCCATTTTCAACAGTGGATAATTTTTCATTTTCAGTAACGTTTTATTTTGGTTTTAAATTCCATCATGACGGCCAGTTGCACCCGCTGGCGGGCCTTCTCGACGGCAGCGGGACCATCGGTCGAGTCGGCGGTTTTGCTTTTGGCGATCTCGGTGGAAAGGAATTCAAGGTCGGCGTCGTCTATCGCGCCGGACTTGTAGGCTTTGGCCACGGCATTCGGGTTGCAGCCGATGACACATTGCGAAAGTTCAATCTGCTCCTGCTCGACGTAGATCACGTCCGGGCCGGCGTCAATGGCGAGCTTCAGCTCCGCGCATTGGGATTTGTAAAGAGTCTGGTCGCGGTCCCAGCGCGTGGCCACCTTGAGCGGCACGCAGCCGACGCTGACGGCCGGCAGGAAATTGGCCAGCGTCATTTTCCATGCGAACATGGCCAGTTTGTTTTCAACGACGTCGCAGGCGTATTGCACCTCGTTCATCAGCTCGCCGGCAGCCACGCCGAAATCAATGACCTTGCCCAGCACGTTGCGGATGTCCGAATAATCGTGCGAGTTCACCATCGGGAAATTTTTCTTCGCCAGGCTGAACTTCCAGCCGGCGGCGCGGATCACCTCGTTGGACAGGTCAACCGTCTCGTCGCTCGCCGTGAAGCGCGCGATGAACTTTTTCTCGTCAACGATCTTGACGACCGGATGGATGATGCGTCGGATGGTTTTCATTCGTTTGTTATTGGTGGGAGCAGGCCCAGCCTGCGCTGGAGTTTGAGCGGCCGGGAATCGCGCCAGGAGAATCCCATCTTCGCGCGATCCATGCGGGCCAGGAGTTTCTTGCGGCGCTGATTGCGGAAAATGAACACGCCCGCGCGCCAGAGCGCCAGCGGATTCCAGAAATTGCGCAGGCCGATGGACACCGCCGCCACGTCGGCGTAGTTCGCCCGGCGCAGTTCGCGCCGCACGGCGGTCAGGCTGCCGGCGTCTGAAAATGTTTTATTTTTACGATTCATAGCCGGCGAAAAGTGGCCACCGGGATGCGGCTGTTGATGGCGGCGGCGGTTTCTTCATTCGATCCGCGCCGCTCGACGCGATAGGTCAGGCCGCCTCCGCTCACTTCATAATGGCGGCCCATGCCGAGAAAGCCGGTGCGCCGGACCTTGATGTCCTTCCGCAGCGCCGTGGTGAATTTTTTACTCATTCATTTTCCTCCGGCTTTTGCATCGCAATCTGGATGCAGTGGCAGTTGATCACGTTGCCGGGCGAGCCGGACTCGTCGCCGGGATATTGCAGCTCCTCGCCATCAACGATGAACGGCTCGTCAATCGGGATCGGGCTGTCGCCGTATTGCTCCTCGGCCATCTCGTGCGCGGGGCGCACAGTCGTGCCGTGACTGGTGATCCAGCCCTTGAATTCAATGCCGGCATCGGTCATTGCTTCATGCCGGGAATATCCGTAGGCGGCGGCCGTCTCCGTCATCGCGATCCGGCGCGACTCGTAACGGGACAAATTGTTGAACACGCCGCGCACGCGGTCCGCAAGCTGCTCGGTGGTTTCGCCGGCGTCCAGACCTTCCTGCAACGCGGTGTTGAGCTGGCCCTGCGCCGTCTCGCCAACTTTTTCAAGCAACACATTTCGCCGCCCGATAAATTCCCTTGCCTTGGCTGGCGGCATTTGCCAGGGATCATTGGCGCGGCCGATCTCCGCCATCAGCTCCTCGCCGGCGCGTTGCAAAACGGATTGCGCCACGGGATGCAGGTTTTTCTTGAGGTCGCCGCCGAACGCCGCCGCATCGAAAATGATGTCCACCAGGGATTTTGTTTTGAGGTGGCCGACCGCAAGGTCTTTTTTGTCATGCGCGACCGCCAGGCGCTTGAGGGCGACGACGCGGTAATCGTTGAACAGTTTCGAGCATTTGCCCTGGTATTGTTTCACCGCCACGGCGCGCAGCTTCATGTGCTGCCGCCAGAGCGCCTCGTTCTTTTTTGAGCGTTGGGTGACGCCGCGCATTTGAAATGCGCGCTGGATTTTCTCCGCCGGGTTTTCCTTTTCAGGCTCGCCGGTCGGAGACTCGTTGAAATCATTTTCACCGGGCGCGGGCGTTTCGAGCGCGGCCTTGATGCTGTCGTCGCTGACGGGCGTGATGTTGATCGGGATGAATCCCTGATCCTTGCCTTCGTAATCCGGCAGGCCGAGATTCAGGTATTCGTCAATCACGGACATCGGCACGCCCTTGGCGAACAAACTGTCGCCCTCCTTCATCCGCTCGCTGCGGACCTGCTGCATGACGTAGTGTTCATCCCAGTTCAGCCCCACCTCGACGCGCTCCTTTGTCATGCGGAAAATCAATTGCTCCAGCGCCGCGCAGAATTTATTCCCCTCCGGGATGCAGGTGTTGAACACGAGCGCAAACCAGTCGCTCGCCTGGCCGATGCTGTAGCTGGCCTTCACGTCCGCGAGACCGGGCGGCACGCCGAAGGCCATGAAAATTTCATGGCGGTCTTCCAACATGCCGGTGATGAACGCCGCGTCCACGGAAAGAATTTTCGGGTCATGCACGTCCACCTCGCCCGGCAGGAACAGCGCCTTGCTGTTGCCGCGCATCCGCGCCGCGCGCCGCTCGGCGATGGACATCTTGATCTGCTCGATCTGCGTGTCCGTGGGCGTGCCGTTTTTGGCGGAGATGATCGGCGCGGTGTCGTTGTCCGCCGTGAGGTTGCGCTTGAACTTGCTGCCGAGGTGATGCGTCTCGGCGGCCAGGTGAGCGCTTGCGTAATCGCCCAGGCCGCGATGCGCGTCGTAGGGATTCCAGCCGAAGAGGCGGATGACCTGTTCCGGCTCCAGCTCCCAGACCTTGCCGCTCGCGTCCGTGAAATTCCAGGCGGTGATCTTGCCGTCCTCGACGGTCGGGCGCATCCGGTCCGGCCGCGCGACAACGATTGGCGCGAACGGATTTGTTTTCACTTCGGGGAACGGCACGCGAACGCCGTCGTCGGCGAGCACCCAGAAACATTCGGCCAGTTTATACCAGCCGATGCTGGCCTCGACGAAATCCTCATAAGTCAGCCCGGCCATCGGTTCTTTGAGCCACTCGCGGATCTGCGGCAGTTCAATCTCGGCGGCGTCATCGCGCGCTACAATGCCGCGCGCCGTGAAGAGCCGGCGGCCCTTGCCACGATAACGCCGCATGGCCGCGCCGGAGGACGGTTTGAAAAACACCAGGTCAACCGCCGAGATCGGGCCGGAGACATATTTGATGGCGCGTCGCACCCAGGCGCTTTGGGCGTAGGGTTGGTGCATCCCTTCCGCGCCGCCGCCATCGAGTCCGCGTGCGAACCAGAACGCCGGGATGCCCTGCGTGAACGCGCCCGTGCCGATGGTGGCATCCGTCACGTCCTTGGAGATCAGGCCGCCCTCGGATGCTATCCGGTGCCACTCGCGCATCGCATTTTGGGTGCGGATGAAATTTTCGGCTTTGCTGGCAAAATCCGGG